TAAAGACTTTATGATGCCACCAAAAGAATTACCGGAAATTGACGATGAAACATTTGAAAATGAAATGATGAAAAATCCAGAAAATTTTTTTGGTAGTAAAAAAGACAAAGAAAAAAATTACAATGATCCGATAGATACCGATATAAATAAATTTTTGAAATGGCTTACTATGATACTTTATACAGGTGACCATTCAGTCATAATTACGGAAGATAAAAATGGTATCAATATAAAATTGGTAAAGATAAATAAAGGTAAAAAATAAGTTATGTCCGTAAAATTAGTTTCGTTCACAGAACCTACATCACTCATGGAAGTAAATGGTGACGGTAGTATTGAAACAATTTCTCCTGAAGAATTGATAGTTTATATTGCGAGAGTGAGTAACCCATCTAATCAGATGAATATGGAAACTGCTCCTAAATTGATAAACTATTTGATTAAGCATAAACACTGGTCTCCATTTGAATTTGTTGATATGACAGTTGAGATAGTCACTCGAAGAAGTATAGCTGCTCAAATTCTTCGTCACAAATCATTTTCATTTCAGGAATTCTCACAAAGGTATTCAACAGCAACAGAGATACAACCTGTTGAATTGAGAAAACAAGGAAAAACAAACAGACAGAGTAGTGAAGAACCAATGCCAGATTTTTTACTACAAAGAGACATCGAACAACATTTTGCTAATTCAAAAATGTTATATGATAAGTTAATAAAACAAGGAGTTTCAAGAGAAACTGCCCGTGATGTTCTTCCACTTTCAACAGAAACAACTATGTATATGAAAGGTTCTGTTCGTAGTTGGATTCATTATCTTGAACTTCGATGTTCACCAGATACACAATTAGAACACAGAAAAATTGCAGAAGGAATAAAGAGTATTTTTGTTAATCAATTTCCGAACATATCGGAAGCAATAGGATGGGAATAATATGGAAGAAACATATTCAAAAAAAGATTTGCTAGATGAAATAATCTATTGCGGAATTGGAAATAATGAAAGTGTTTTACATTTTGGTGCATGTTACTTTGATAATGATTTTATGAAAACACTCGATGAATTTGAGTTAGACATAGAATATACTGCGGTAGATGTGCACGATAATGTAAAAACATTTTTCAGCGATTACCAACCGTATGAGAGAACCCATCCTTGGGTATCTGTTCAAGAAAGTATGCAAGAGTTTATAGACAATATAACAGAAGAAAGATACAATTGGACAATAATATCCGGTATTTTTGATAAACCAATATACACTAATAGACAATATGTTTTTATTGATGAAGTTGTTAAAAATTGTTTAAACTTCACGGATAATTTAATAATAACAATAGATATAAAAGAAACTGCAACATTCCAATACAATGCAGGTTTCTTAATTTTACATTTCATTTCAAAGTATAAAAAAATAACTGTTAAAAAAATAACAGAAACAACATTTATTTTCTGTATTAATAATTAAGGAGTTTCTTATGTTAGAAATCATTTTAACCGCCATTGGCGGTATAGTTTTGGGAACCGTTGCAATTTGGTTGTATTACCGAGAAAAGTTTACAGAAGTTCTCACAGAGCTGGAAGACAAAAAGGTTATTATTAAAACAATTCATCAACACGCTGATCAAATTGAAAGGCAAAATGTAAAACAATTTGCTAAAGAACATAATGCTAAAGTTGCAGCTAAAAAAGTTAAGGGTGATAAACCAACTGAAAAACCTAAAAGAAAATACAAGAAAGCAAATCAATAATATAATTATTAATATACCATTTTGTTATCTTTGGAGTAATTTATGAACAAGTTTATAGGTTTATTATGTGTATCTTTATTGTTTGTTGGATGTAACCAAAACATTAACCAACCACAAGATATTACAATGTTTGAAAAAAGAACACCCGTTACAAATCGTGATAGTGTAAAAAATCGTGTTCCACTTCAAAAGGCATTAGAATGTCTTAATTTAACAAGAGAACAAAGATTGGTAATTGATAGTATTATTCGTGAAGAAAGGATTTGTTCAATTGAATGTAAAAAAGAATTGAATGAGGGCATTAAAATACTTCAAGAAGATTACAAAGCTAAAATGGAAAAGTATCGTAGTGTGGAAAAAACGGTTGAAATAAAAAAAGAAATTGAAATTATTACATTTGAATTTCGTCAAACACAACGAGACTTGGAAAAAGAATATAGAATAAAAATGGAACAATGTGTAAAAAATACATTCGTTTTTATTGAAGCAATTTTAAGAAAAGACCAACTAACTTTATGGAACTTGTGGAAATCAACTGGTAAAATTCCATGTGATAGAGTTGGCAAACCGTAATTACCTATTGTTCGGAATGGGTGTAATCCCGTTGGTTTGCATTACTGCATTTCCAACGGGATTTTTTTTATTTTGATCTTATAGGAAAGATCCTTATATTAGTATTCAATTAAACATTATACATTAACGCCAACCTACTATGAAACTCGGCTATGCCTGTATCAACATGACCTTATCCAAAGATAAGATTACAACCAACCGTTCTATGATTAAGAAAACCTTTCTACAAAAAGGTATCAATTATTGTTCCGAACTCGCTCTCCTAAATGTTCGTGATATGGAAACCATACTCAAATGGAATGTTGAAAACGGTATCTATTTCTTCCGAACATCATCAAATGTATTTCCTTGGGGATCCGAATATGATTTGGAAACATTACCAGATATTGATGAAATAAAAACTATCCTTAAACGAATAGGTGATTATTCAAAAGAACATGGGGTTCGTTTATCATGTCATCCTGGTCCTTTCAATGTTCTATGTTCACCGAATGATAATGTTGTAAAGAATACCATAATTGATTTGGAATTACATGGTAAGGTATTCGATATGATGGGGTTGTCACACACGCCTTACAACAAAATCAATATACATTGTAACGGTGTTTATGGTGACAAGATTGCTTCACTTGACCGTTGGTGCCGTAACTTCCATCTATTATCTGATAGTGTTCGTTCACGAATGACTATTGAAAATGATGACAAAGCCAGTATGTATTCAGTCAAAGACCTTATGAAAATACATGAATGTGTGGGTATTCCTATTGTATTTGACTATCATCACCACCAATTCTGCACAGGTGACTTATCCGAACAACAAGCTCTTGAACTTGCAATTTCAACGTGGCCAGATGGTATTACTCCAGTTGTTCATTATTCATCATCAAGACTGAAAGAAACAAATAATCCGAAAGAAAAACCACAAGCACACGCCGATTACATATTGGAAAAAATTAACACATACGGACATGATGTTGATATTATGTTAGAATGTAAAGCGAAAGAATTAGCCCTCAAACAATACCTAACCGAATACGGTATCTAACCTATAAATCCCAAAAGTTCATATTTATGGTTACATGATTATGAACACAATGGGATTAAAATGTCAAGTAAATTACTCTCTCTGAAAAATCTAATCTGGTTTTGTGCTATCGGATTGGCAGTATTTTCAGGATATTATTCTGTTTACGGCATATCCAAACTATTTTCTGGCGGTTCTTGGTCTATTATTGGAATGGCCGGAATGTTGGAATTTTCAAAGTTGGTGGTTATTACCTTCCTACATGACCACTATAAAACCCTAAAAACTACATTTAAGATTTATCTTATGAGTGCCGCCGCTGTCCTTATGATATTGACATCGGTTGGTGTTTATGGGTATCTTACTAATTCCTATCAAGAAACTGCAAAATCAATATATGAAACTCAAAACAAGATTGTATTGATTGATAAGAAAAAAGATATTTACCTTGAACAAAAATCTCAAATTGATACTCTTGTGAAACAAAAATCACAAAGAATATCATCTTATGACCAATTACGACTTACCCAAGAAAATTCTCTGAATACACAATTGAGTTCCAAAAAAGGAACAAAAGGATTGCAGAGAAATATCCAATCTGTTGATAATTCAACACAAACATTAAATAAAGAAATATCGGAACTAAATCAAAAATCTATTGGTTTATCTGATAGTATTGCAAAATTGGAACAAGAAAAATTGGGTTTGGAAAATTCCACATTTACATCAGAAATAGGTCCTCTTTTGTATTTAAGTAGATTAACGGGTGCTCCTATGGACATAATAGTTAATTGGTTTATACTAATCCTCGTTTCAGTATTTGATCCACTTGCAGTTAGTTTGGTAATTGCTGCTAATCATCTTCGTCACAAGGAACAGGACTTACCACCGGAAGATGATAATAGTCCACCACCAAATAAAAAAGAAAAAGTTAAAGAAGTTATAGATGTTGTGATACCAACCGAAGAACCAAAAACAAAAGTAGAAACACAAATAACAGATGCAGTTACGGTAATTAAAAAAATAAAACCAAAAAAAGTTAAAAAAGAAAAAAAAGTTTTGGCAGATACGGAAGAAATTGGTATATTAGATCAACAAGAAGAACAAAGGGCATTCTATGAAGAACCACCTAAACCTGATTTAGGATATAGGAGGGGTATATCTTTTTAGAATGTCATTATCATATTTTATCAAGGAGTTCTGACATGAACGATTTTTATGATGGTGAAGAAGTTGCTGATGAAAAATTAGTAACAAATAAATCAAAAGAAAGTGAAAACGATATTCCAGTTAGATGGAAAGAAGCAACTACACAAATGGATTACGGAATTGATGTTGAAGCATCATCCGTATTGTTATTCGGTGAAATCATGGATGGTAGTTTGTATGATATTATTACTCGTATTCGTGCAATACTTCACATGAGAACAGAAGAACATAAAAATGATCCTATCAACTTAATTATCAATTCCGATGGTGGCTCTGTATATGAGGCACTTGGTATTATAGATTATATCCAAAGTCTTGATGTTAAGGTAAATACAATTTGTAGAGGAAGGGCAATGTCTGCTGCTGCTCTTATTCTTTGTGCAGGAACCGGTGTTCGTGCCGCTTCACAATACTCTACAATCATGTTCCACGAAATAAGTTCAGACATTTACGGTAAATCTTCTGATATGAAAGCTAATGTTCAACACATGGAAAAATTGGAAGAAATACTTTTGGAAATTCTTAAATCAAATTCAAACAAAGATAAAGAATTTTGGAAAAATGTAACTATTAAAGATTACTACATTACACCGAAAGATGCATTAGACATGGGTGTAATTGACGCAATAATTCCACCAAAACATAAGAGAGGTTAATATGTTAATTGGAATAGTTTTGTTATCTGTTTTATTAACGGCATCTGTTTATGTGAATATAAATTTGTATAAGAAGTTTGATAAGTTGGAAGAAATGGCTGAGACATCTGTTGATACACTTTTAGAGAATGAAAAGTTTTTAACGGAATTAAAAAATAGAGTTTTGTCACAACAATCCTATTTAAGACAATTAGATAGGATTGGTGCGTTTGAAGCAGATGATGAAACGGGATATTTTTTCAAAGAAATGAAAGATATTATTAACGATATTGCAGTTTATTTTGGCGAACCTCCTTTGGATGACCAACGGAGTTCTATTTTTGAAAAACCAAAATTTGATGCAAAATTTGAAAGGGATTATTTATGAAACAAAAACGAAGTCCCAAAAAACCAAATGTTTACTTTACCCAAGAAACAGAAGATGCAATAGTAATGTATAACACAATAGAAGATGACATACAGAAAAATATAATTTATACACAAAAAATACATCCAGCATTTTACAAACTTGCAGAAATAATGATACATCGTTTTAAGTTTTACAATTTTGATGTAGGACATGAAGATGTAAAACATGAAGTTATTTCGTTTCTACATGAAAAAATACATAAATACAAGGCAGAAAATGGTAAGGCATTTTCATATTTTTCAATTGTTGCTAAAAATTATCTTATTGCTGAAAACAATAAAAACTATTATCATTTCAAACGTAGTCAAGATATTGATGCAATTGATTTAGAAAGAAATATTGTAAATGAAAAAATAAGAATGGATTTGGTTGAAGAAAAACGTGATTTTATTGATATATTTATTACTATAATTGAAAAAAACTTAGGTTTATTTTTTTCAAAACAAAGAGATATTCAAGTTGCAGATACCATTTTATATCTATTTAAGACCAGAGATAATATAGAGAATTACAATAAAAAGGCAATATACATACTTGTTCGTGAAAGAACAGGTGTTAGTTCTCAACATATTACAAGTGTGATAACAAAAATAAAACAAATATACTCGGTATTGTATAAAGAATACACCAATGGAATAAGAATTGATAAATTAACATGGTATCAATTACAAAATATTATTAACAAATAAGATATTTATTCATATGAACTTTGATCAAGAACTTTTTGGTAATAAAAAATTTTCTGATTTGTTAAAAGACATCTATGACAATCAGAAGAAAAAAGATCGTCAGATAAATTTACTTATTGCTGACTTAAAACCTATGTTGAATAACATAAGTGATGCTGCTATTTTAGTACCAGCAATTAAGGACTTCATGGAAGTTGGTGTTAAGAATGATGAACATTTGGTTAAACTTGCAGCTGTTATACAACGTGCTATGAGTAATAAAGCAGATGAAACATCTTCTTTTTTAACAGATGAAGAAAAAGAAGCTCTATTAAAGGGCATAGAAGAAATTAAAGAAGAACAAGAGGAAGAAAAAATTGGCAGTTCTGTTCAATACCCAAAAACTGATACTTGATGGATACGAATATGAGTATTTTCCTGCGGAAGTTAAAGACGTGGATTATACTGACCGCGATCCTCAAAGATTGTATAAAATTAAATGCTCCTTAATAGGAGCATTTGGTTCTATGGCACAAGGAGCAATTTTAGAAGCAAGACCACTTAATTCTAACATTAAACATTTGCCTATTATAGGGGAAGTTGTTTTAATTACAAAATCAACAAGTGCATATGCAAATGCAATATCACCATCACAAGATTATTATTATACTGCACCAATATCTATACAAAGTCATGTTCATCATAATGGTATTCCTGGTGTAACAAAAATTCCAATAAGTTTAAGAGATAGAGTAACATCACAAGAAAATAGAGAAAATTCAATAGATGGTATAACAAATTCACCAAAAGATAGATTATTAACGGGTGAAGAAATTGATCCGTATTTTCCAGAAAGAACTGATGTTTACCCAATACAACCGTATCCGGGTGATATAATTTTTGAGGGAAGGTGGGGACAATCTATACGTTTTGGATCTACTATCGATACTCGAAACATTTTTAATGTATATCCTCTTTGGTCTGCAGGTCAAGGTGCATCTGGAAATCCAATAACTATAATTTCAAATGGAACTAATCCTACGCCAAAGGGTATGAATAGTTTTACAATAGAAAATCCGGATAAAGATGACTCTTCAATATGGCTAACATCAGGTCAATCGGTAAGATTTAATCCTGCATCTAGAACATACCCATCTATCCGTTCTAAAAAAATAAATTCATATAGAGATACTCAATATGCTGGAAATCAAATATTAATTGCTTCAGAAAGAATAATTCTTAATGCAAGAGAAAATGAAATTATTGGTTTTTCTAAAAGAGGTGTTGGATTTTCTTCTGAAGGATCAATATCACTTGATGGCAAAAATTTTGTAGAAGCAGAAGCAAAGAGAATAAATTTAGGAGTAAATGCAGTTTCACCTGCATTGATGGGTGATAAAACAATGGTTTGGTTAGAACAGTTATGCACCTTATTAACAGATTTGATAGATACTATTGTTGGTGCAACTTATCCAACACCATTGGGTCCAACAACTGGACCTCCATTGAATATGTCTAAATTTTTAAGTATATCATCGGAAGTAGATACTATAAAAGATAAAATCGATACATTAAAAAGTAATCTTGTTTTTCTCAATGAAAATAGTGGAGGACCAAGTTCCGAAGCACAAGCATCAGGAAGAAGGTATCAAGAAACTGGTACATATGCTGCTTATGACGGTGAAATGGGACCAACCGATATTGATGGTCCTGAAACTAACGAATGGGGTGAAAAAGCTGAATTGACACCAGAAGATGAATATTTTGCTCAAAAAGATGATGCTATTTTAGGTGATGACGAAGTTGATGATAATATTGTTCCATAATAGGATATGCAATGGCCGGTATAGATGACATACAACGCGAAGAAACGCCACAAGAAACATTAGCTAGACTAATACGTGAGGGTGCTTCTTTAACTAGTGCCGATAGAGTAAATATTTTGCTTGGTAAATGGAGTAATAGAAATAATACTTCAACACCTCAAACACAAACTACATCAACTGGAAATGTATCAACACTTGCAAATTCGGATCCAACAAATCCAAACACAAATAACAATTTGTCTGGAGTGGATAATACCCCACCACCACAAAGAGAAGTAGAACCTCCTGTTGATCAAACATCATATCTATATTATGATATTTGGTTAAAAAAAGGAGTTTCTCCATATGAAGATTTAACACCCCATACTGCTAAATTTTATTATGCAAACAAAGGTGCATTAATTGCAAGTTTACCAAGAGAAGAACAATTAGATGAAAATGCAATAAAACATAGATATAGATTTTGTAGATGTGAAGGAGATCCGGATAATGTTGCAGAAATTAGAGCAAATGCTAGAATGGGTTTCGCACCCAGAGGAGGAGTTGATAGGGCGAGAGTAATTACGGAAGCCGGATATTATGTTAAATTTCCTGAACAACCAAATCCTTCAGATCCAAATGCGTCTTATGCACCCGATTATACTGAACCGTTGTGGATATTAAACCAAAGAAATGAAGTTCAATATATTGGTGATGATAAATGTCCCGATGGCAAAAAAAGATATACAGCTGATAATGTTGTTCTTGGAAAGGAAACGGATACAATCCCACCTAACGCCAATGAACCAACTGGTAGTAGTGATACTATTACTTATGAAAAAGTTGAAATACAACCAATTGAATTAAAAGGTGCAAATATTTTTTTAAATGGTGCTCAAGGACCAAAAATAGAATCTATAAAATATCCACCTATAATAATTGACAGTATTACTATACCTAGTGGATCAGAAGGGACAGTTATATTACCGGATTTGGAAATAATAAAGGAACCTTTTGTTGTTAAAGGGCAATCAATAGCTGGAGATCCTCCAAGAGAAATTGTAGACGATGTTCGTATAGAACCTATGAAATTAATTGGCGATTTAATAAAAATTAAAGACAATTTACCAATAACTTTTAGATCAATTACAATGCCTGCTGTGATAATTGATTCATTAGATGCACCAAAACCAATTCCTGAAAACGCTCAACTTCCACCAATTGTTGCATCCGATGAAGTAATTTATTTACCCGAAAAAGAGTATGCTTTTGCTGATTTTCAACCAAGTGAAATACAATCTAGTGGTAGTACGGCAGATGTTCGTGGTGAAACTGTTATATTAAAAAATGTAGAGTTTAAAGTACCAATAAGAGATAAAACAACTGCTTTAAAATTTTGGAAGGTAATGGTTGATAAACCAGAAATAAAATTAGAAGATGAAAAAAATGAACAATTGATGGTAAAAATTCCAAATGTAATGATACCAATATCGCCTAAACCAACACAAAATATTGATAAACTAATAACATCAAGATTATTATTGGATCATAATTTAATAAAATATACACCAGACGATCCACAACCTCAAACAGAATTAAAAGATAAATACATAATTTATACAATGCCTGGTAAAACTGTTCCAGATATTGGTGATGTTTATACTAACGAAGATGACGGTTCAACAATATATTATGGAGTAAATGAACCATACAGAGATAGGGCAACCGTACCAAACGAATTTCAGTATTGTAAATGTAGTGGTGACAACGGTGAGACATCATATCAAAGGGGAAATGCTAGATTGGGTATATTGCAAGCTGGTTTAGTAAATAAAAAATACTTTAAAAGAACAGATAGGGATGTTTTAGTTGGATCAATTGGTCTATACATTGGAGATAACGAATGTCCAGAAGGTGAAACAAAAGTAACAAGTGGCGAAAATCCAGAAAATACTGTTTCTCTAACTCCTGATAAAGAAGAAATAATAAATTTTTCCGATATAGTATTAGATTTAAAACAAATTGTATTTAATAATTCAGAAAAATTTGGAAATATCCCAACTGAATCAATAAATAAATTTCCTGTATTGATAATTAAAGATCTTGAAATACCAATTGAATTAGAACCGGGTGGTATTATACAAAAAGATGCAAAAACCGTTCCAGTTCCATTTGAGGAATTAAAAAACAAAGAAGTAGTTTCTAACAATAATATAGTGGTTGAAGAACAGCCACCTCCACCAAAAGAACAAATTACTGTTCCACCACCAGCAAGACAAAATGAAGTGCGTGGAAAAGGCAAAGGTGGTAATAGTGGTAAAGGTAATTCAAAAGGAAAGGGAAAAGAAAAAAAACAAAACCCAAAAGGAAAAGGTAAAAAAGATCAACTGCAAAGAGCATTAGAAGCTGAGGCAGCAAAAGCATGGTATAATACTGATCCTTCAAGTGACATAGGTGCTGGTGAAGCAGCAATTAATATTGATAAAGGTAGAGATATTCCAAAACCTCCTGGAAATCCTATGCCTAACACTTTTGCAGGAAAAGGAGTATTACAAGGTACTGGACATTCAAGAAGATGGGATAATACTTCTTCTCCTACATTTGCTGATTGGGAATGGTTGTGGCCAATGAGTTCAACATATAAACCAGGTAACCCAAAAGGTACAGCAGAAACTTGGATAAAAGGAAATAGTAGACCATCTGATTCTGGAGGTCCTTGGTGGTATTATCTTGCGGATTGGAAGTATAATGAACCGGCCTACGGATCAACTGGTAATATAGGAGATGCATGGACAGGAGGAGATGTAACTGTTTTTTTTGATAGAATTGGCAAAATAATAATGCATGATACTCAATATGCACCATTTTCATATAAAAGATATGAAAACAGTTTGAATAAGATGGAATTAAATGATAATGACGTAAAGGGAAATCCAAAATTAGGTAAAGTAGGAGATTACGTAGTACCTCCATTAAATTTTAAATATAAAATATGGAGAGTAACTAATTCAAATAAAAGTCAATTTATTGCAAATCCAGAAAGTATAAAATGGGAGTATAGTAGATCTGGAAAATCCCCAGATGAATTTCGATTTCCATATATGATTGCAGGAAAAGGTTTAATACGTCAATATATTCCAAGAGCATTCAATGCAGATTGGAATACTTTATTGAAAAAATTTAGACTTTCTAAAGAACAATTTCCAGAGTATGTTGATCCTAATTCTAAACCTATTGATAATAACGATATAAAAAAGATAAAAAGTAAAAAAAACAAAAAAGAAATAATAAAAAAAATTCCAGAATATGGTCCGCCTTTACCGATTGACTACAAACCAAGTTTATTGGATGTTGGTATAATTATGAATTTTTATCAATCTGGATATGTAAATCGTTACAAATTACCAGGAACAGGTAATTTTCCACCATTAGCATCATCTGGAACAGAACACCATCTAATGATGGTTCATACCGTAACACCAGATTGGGTAAAGGGAAGAATTGGTATTGATGCTATGGTTGGTACATTTAATAGAAAAGCTCGTATAAATTTAAATTGGGCACATGAACCACATTGGTGTGGTATATCCACAGATTTCTTTTTAAGAAAAGGCGGATTTAATGCACAAGGTACAACCAGTGTAAAATCAAATGAAAGTGCTCTAATAAATGGTGGTGTACCACTAAATAGACCTAGATTAGAAGAGACAATAGATGAACCATGGCAAAAATCAAAATGGGATAGTTTGGGTGGTGTTGGTACAACAATTAGAGAAGTATACAAACGAGCATATGTAAAACATGGTAGAGAAAATTTTGAACATCCAATAACTCCTGAATATTTAAATCAATATAAAGATGAAATAAATTCAATATGGTTTATAGAGGGAATACATTTTCAAAAAGATGGAAAAGGTGTAGCTGCAAAATTAACACAATTTGGATATGATTTGTTACGAAAAGTATTAAATCCTGAAATAATAGATTGGCCTGCAGCAACAATATCCCATACCGGTCATGTTGAGTCTGTTGCTTGTATAGACATAAATGGAGATGTGATGCGATTGGGTGGTAATACAAGCACCGATGGCCAACGTGGAAATTCAAATAACACGATGGGACTATTTATGACTCATATAGGAGACTTCTCAGGATATCCTCCATCCAACGATAGAGGTGGATTTACAGTTATAGGAAGACCAGAAGGATATAAAAATGAAAGTGCAGTAAAAGCAAGAGTTAAACCGGGAATTGCACAACCATGGATAATAACTCCTGTTATGCAAACATATTTTGATTTTGTTACATTAAATCCTGATCCAGAATTTCCGGTATACAATACATATTGGCAAAGAATAAATCACATTCAAACAGTTATGCAATCCAAAAATCTTTGAGGTAATAAAATGGATACAAAAAAATTTTTACAAGAAATACGCTCAATAATACGAGAAGAAATAGAATATGCACTTGATAAAAAAATGTCTCAAAAACAGACAAAAAAAGAAGCAGTTTCTACTATTAATCATGGAATAAACCTTTACAAAGAACAACAAACACCAAAAAAAGTTGTTAAACCAAAAACACAAAAAACTGAATTTGGTTCTATACAAGAATTACTTGCAGAAACAAAACGTAGTCTTCAAGAAAGTCACGAAATGGAAGATGAATTTCGTTTTACCGCTGACATGGCTGAAGGATTTGGTTATGAACGTGGTGGTGCAGCAATTCCACAAGGATTTTCACAACAAGAAATACCAACAGAAGTAATGTCTGCTCTAACAAGAGATTATTCTGCACTTATGAAAAAAATTGATGAAAAAAAAGGGAGATGATAAATGGCAATAACTAATTTTACAAGAAGACCAAGAGGAAATGTAGGTGATTTAAATTACCTAAAAAAAGAAAAACAATTAAATAATCCAATTGGTGTAATGTACCCGTTTAATAATAACAATGGAATATTTTACAAATCATATACAAATTATGAACAAGTATTAACTAATTTAAAGATATTATTATTAACAACAAAAGGTGAACGGTATTTACAACCAGAATTTGGAACAGATTTAAAACGTTTACTTTTTGAAAATATTTCAAATGAAGAAGAATTTAAAGAAAAAGTTAGTGGAACTATTACGACTGCTATAAATAGATGGTTATTATATTTGACTATAATTAAATGTCAGGTAAAGTTTAATATAGATGATGCGGGAAATACAATAGATGCTTCTAATACTATTAACATTGAATTAGAAGTAAATATTGCAGGAACACCAATAAATTTACCCATTCGTATATTTATTTCTGATACTGGTACTATGCGTTTAGAAAGTGCAATTTATCCAAATACACAGAGTAGTTACTAATGGCTGATTTGATTAAAAAAGATATTCGTTATCTTTCAAGAGATTTTAACTCATTAAAAACAAATCTTATAGATTTTGCTAAAAACTATTTTCCAAATACATATCAAGACTTTAATGAAGCTTCTCCCGGTATGATGTTTATGGAAATGGCTGCTTATGTTGGCGATGTTCTTTCTTTTTATACGGATGTAAATTTACAAGAGTCAATGATACTCCATGCCTCAGAAAAAAGAAACATATTTAATATAGCACAATCAATGGGGTATACACCAAAATTAAATTCATCTGCTAATGTAAAAATGGATGTATTTCAATTAGTTCCTTCAAAAACAGAAGGTACAGAAATTGTTCCTGATATGGCATATGCATTTGCTATAGAACCCGGAATGATATTATATTCTGATTTACCAACAGATGGATCTATAAACGGTATTACAGATAATGCAGTATTTAGAACTACTGAATATTTAGATTTTAAATATAGTGGTAGTTTAAGTCCCACAGAAATTTCACCCTTTGAAGTCGATGATGTCACAGGCGAAATTACATTTTGGTTATTAAAAAAACAAGTAAACGCAATTTCTGGAAAAATATTAGAACAAAAATTTAATTTTGTTGAACCAAAAAAATACGATAAAGTTGTAATAGACGATCCTAATTTAATAGAATTTTTATATGCAACTGATAAAGAAGGTAATACGTGGCATTATGTTCCATATCTTGCACAAGATACAATATATGACGCAGTTCCAAACATTCCAAGAAATGATAAAGAGTTAAGTACATTCCGAAATGAAACACCATATCTTTTAAAGTTAAAAAAGATAACTAGAAAATTTACCGTTAAATATGGTTCAAATGGACAACATGAAGTAATGTTTGGTCCTGGTTTATCAAATGTTGTTGATGAAGAATTTATACCAAATCCAGATTTAGTTGGTAATTCTATAACAGGCATAGAAACATCTCCATCATTAGATATTGATCCTTCAAATTTTTTAAGAACAAAAACTTATGGATTGGCACCAAGTAATACCCAACTAACAATATATTATACATCAGGTGGTGGTATAAATGATAATGTTCCAGCGGATACAATAACTAGAATTGGTCCAAGAAAAATAATACTTGATAAAATTGGTTTAGATGAAACACTTTACAATCAAGTAATAGGAAGTATTGCGGTTACAAATCCTGAACCTGCCAGTGGTGGAAAAAATGAAGAAGATATAAATGAAGTAAGACAAAATGCTCTTTCTTATTTTGCTTCACAAAATCGTGCAGTTACAAAAGAAGATTACATAATACGTACATATAGTATGCCACAAAAATATGGTTCTATTGCAAAAGCATATGTAACACGAAATACACAATTAACATACGATGATGTATTTTATAGCGATAGAAGACAAAATAATTTGGCATTAGGATTTTATGTTTTAGGATATGATAGTAACAATAAATTATCAAAAGTAAATCCTGCAACAAAAGAAAATATAAAAACATATCTTAGCGAATATAGAATACTTACCGACGCAATAGAAATAAAAGATGCATATGTAATTAATATTGGTATTGAATTTGATATAATAACTTTACCAAATCAAAATGGAAACGAAGTTGTATTGAAATGTATTGATAAATTAAAACAATATTTTGATGTAAAACGTTGGCAAATAAATCAACCAATTGTTATTAGTAATGTATTTACAGAATTGGATAGAGTTGATGGCGTCCAAACTGTTGTAAATGTAAAATTTAAAAATTTATATGATCAAGCGTTAGGTTATTCCAAAAATATTTATGATTTGGATAGTGCAACAAAAAATGGTATTATATTTCCATCACTTGATCCATCTATTTTTGAAATAAAATATCCAGATAATGATATTCTTGGTAGAGTGAGGGCATTTTAATGATATACTCAATATATCCAGTTAAAGATACAACCCTATATGAAGAAAGTGTAAACCTAAATAGTGGTATGGATTCTATTCTTGAATTAAAACATGAATACAAAAATATTACTGGATCATTGTATAATAGCAGAATATTGATTAAATTTGATGTTACAGAAATAGAACAAAATATAAATGCTGGTAAAATTTCACCGAATGCAAAGTATTATCTATCTTTACGTTCTGCTGATGCTCGTGAGATACCACAAGAATACTCGATATATGCATATCCTTTAAGCGGATCTTGGGTAAATGGTACTGGAAAATATAATCATGTTCCAATAACAAAAGACGGTGCTTCTTGGAAATATAGAACTTCAATGACTACTGGAGTAGAATGGGAAATACCTCCAGGTACGTCTTCATTTGAATGGGATAGCATATCACAAACGTGGGTAGATGCAAATATATTATTTGGTGCAAATTTAACTGTAAATGTAACATCATCTTATTACAACAAAAAAGGTGGTGGTACATGGTGGAATTATGACAACTTGGAATGTGTACAAAATTATAGTTTTGAAACTGCAGATTTATACATGGATGTTACTGACATTGTTAAAAAATGGGTAACTGGTTCTGGAAAATTAGTAAATGATGGTTTTATAGTAAAATTTAGTACAGAACAAGAAACATCTTTAGATCCACTAAATAGTTTAAAGTTTTTTGGTGCAGAAAGTAATACAATTTATGTTCCAAGATTAAATGTAGTTTGGAATGATCAAGTATTTAATACTGGAAGTTTGTCATCTGCAAACTTTGACGATTTATCAATAAATGTAAAATTAAAAAAGTTTTATGCAGAAAAAGAAAAAGCAAAAATTAAAATATATGCTAATAAAAAATATCCACAAAAAAATTATACAACACAATCATACCATACTGTAAATTATTATTTACCATCATCTTCTTATTATGAAGTTAGAGATGCCTATACTGATGAAGTAATATTGCCCTTTGATGTCACAGGTTCAAAAATTAGTTGTGATTCAGAAGGTAATTATTTTAATTTATGGATGAACTCATTTCAACCAGAAAGATTTTATAGAATAGTTGTAAAAGTTGAAGAAGAAAATGGTGATGTTGTAAAAATTTTTGATAACAATTATTATTTCAAGGTAACACGATGAAACATGAAATTGTAAGAAATTCAGTTGGTGCAATTAGACACATAAGAACACAACAAAATTCTGGAAAAATTGAAGTTGATGTTTCCGATGATAGATTTTTAATAGATAGTTACGACTACGTTTCAAATAGATCTTTTACTAAAATTGAAGATGCGGTTACTTCCGAAATACATATATTAAGATTAGCTGCAAGTGACGCATTTACTAGTACATCTATTGGATCTAGATATATTTCTAATCTTAAAAATTTAGTAAATGTAAATTCAAATTCACAACAAGCACTTCGTGCAAAAATAGAAAGATTAGAAGCAGATGTACAACAATATCAAAGTTTGTACAAATCCGCTGGTATTGCAAATAAGAAATTAGAAAGAAGAATAAATGCGTTAAGATGGGAGTCTAGTGTATTAAAAGATACTTTAAATAATTCACTATAAGGTTTTATTAAAAAATGTCAAAATTTGGTTACAAAAATATAAATGAAATTTTATCAACAAAAGGTTTTACAAGAGGTATTAGATTAATTGATACCGCAGAAACTCGTAGAATAATTCCGCGTTTTGATAAAATAAACCCAAATACAACAGAAAGAATAACGGGTGGTTTTGAATCTATTGAAATGCATGTATTTAATATAAATACTTTTCATTTATTATCGATATATGATTTAGATACATGGACAATAGATAATACGGCAGAAACCAATAATTTACAAATACAACTTGACATACACAAAGACCTTGAAACATTAGATTTAAGTCCATCTACATATAGGGTAGTATACAATTTTTTCAGAAATTTTATAGGATCTGCTTACGGATCAAAAATGTTTATTTCTGAAATTTCTTCCGATAGAACAGAATTAAAATTATCATTATCGGAACCAGAAAATCCAATTATGCTAGAACAATTAAAAACATTTGTTCTAGATTATTTATCCCCAAAAAAATATTTACCACCAATTATTTTAAATTTTGGTGAAAATCAAATTGTTAGTGTTATTAATTTAACGTCAGATGGTAGTAC